CGTCAAATTCACCTTCCGGGTGGTCTGACGGTTTTGCTGCTTCTGCAAACAGCGTGTTGATGCTTTCCAGCATCCCTTTAATTTCTTCAGTTGTCATGGTAAATACCTTTCAATAAAGTAAATAAGTAAAAGACGAACGGTAACCATTACCGAACACCGCTTAACACAAGCGACGCTAATGTACAGCACAACCAATACAAAACACCGTCCTGTAAGCGCAAAAAAAAAGAGGGGCAAAAGCGCCCCTCCCTCTTTACTCTTCGTTTAATAACCGGTCAACTTTGTTGCAGGTTCGGGCAGTTGCCCGTATACCATCACGTATGAGGCCTGGGCATATGGCAAATACTGCCTTTAGAGCACATAAGCCTAAGAGTATCTGGCCAACTACAGGTACAGCCAATCCGGCGGCTATACATATTGCAATTAGCAGGTAACTTGTCTTCGAAACTTCCTTTTTAGAATCCATAATTATTCTCCTTGAATGTAGTAGGATATGCATAAGAAGAGCAATAAACCATTTAATGCTCTAACGCACACTCTAAACAAGCGACGCTAATGCACGTAAGTCCTTATGCTATAAGGAGTACCCTCCCCCCCCCTATGGCGGTTCCAAAGGGGGGTACCCCCTATATTTCTACTTTACCGTCTCGCAGAGAGAGCAGTATTTATATTAACGGGTGGTTGGTATTGCATTACATCGCTGTTTGCGTGTTTGTGTACAGGGGCAGATAATTCGGTCTGGGCAGGTTTTGTTTCTGTGTGAGAGAAAAACCTCAGGAGTCCCGTATTATATATAAAAAATCTGAAATCCTGTGTTACAGAGAGATTTTTATATGAGAACGCTTCGCGTTTTGTGAGGAATTATAGGAGATAACGTTTAAACCTGTTTAAATTGCCCTGTGTTGGCATTTCTATTGTTGACCCCTGTCATGGTGCCCCTGTAATAGAAAAGCCCCCAGGGCGAACCTGAGGGCCTTATATGGAGAATGAAGGAATTAAAGGATTATGCACGCCCGTATGGTGGGCGTTTGGCGAAGAGAATTTTTGTGTTTCTGTCGCGTTTATAGTGTTTTCTGGCTTCGTAGTGTGTTTTGTCGATCCAGTCGTTTCCGTAGTGGTGTTTTCCGTGTTTTACGACGTACTTGTCTTCGAGTATGAAGGTTTTTTTCTTCGTTGACATACAGAGACGGTGTATCTCTTGAGCGGCAAATTGGTAGAAGTCTGGATGGTACAAGAGTTTATCCGGGTACCTATGTAAAAATTTCTGCCCGACAAGGCACATACCCGTTGGATTGTACTTTAGCTCGTTTTTGTAAACTCTTTGGCGGTCTCTAAGCCTTTCACCGCCATAAACCCACTCTGATTCTATATTTGGCCCGGCGATCTCCGGTATCTCTTTATACCGGTTAAACGAGACACGCACCTCATCCGCCTGAGTCCGTAAAAGCAGAAGTATCGGAGCAAGATTCTTTTTCCGTTCCGGGATCGTGGTTAAAAGTATTGTTCTTTTCATTTCCACTCCTGCTTAATGTCAATTCCGACTGATTCCAGTATCGATTTTACCCTGTTCGAGTCTCCGGTTATAAGATCAAGCCGGTTTTTAGCCTGTATCGGCATCATATTGATCAGGTGCCATATCGCATATGAGGCCAGCTCGTCGGGTTGAGTTGTTCCCGTCCGGTCACTGTACGCGTAAAGCCCCTTCTCCGGAACCTGAGACAGAGGAACGGCACGCTTCTTATCCCACCTGGTACCAGTCCACAGGTCAACGCCGGCCTTGCTCAGCGGAGCCATCTTGTGGTAAAACGATTCCGGAGGGTTAGTTACGTATTTAAACGGGTCTATAAACTGCCCGAACGTGTTCAGGTAGAAGTCTGAGTCCGTCTCTCCAAAAGCTCTCATCAGCGGCGTAATATCAGCCATAAGCCACTTAAACCCACCGGCACGGAAGGCATCCTGCAAACGTTCGCCAGGCTCACGCTCGTCAAAGGGAGACATAAGCGAGTTTATAACGGCAGTCAAGAGCAGTGATCTACCCATGACGCGCATCCAGAACGTGGAATACAGCTTTCTCTCCAGGTTATTGCCGGAGACCCATCCGCCTGCACCGCTTATCTCTGAGTCTCTGTGCCAGAGCCCCTTCATAAAACTGCGTGTATTTGAGATTGTCCAGTCAGGCCCAAGAAGAAGAAGCCTTGCAACGTCCATCTGTGTCGGTGATACACCAAGCCGGCCAAGATTCTCACCGCCAAAATCAGCGTTTACCAGCCCGGCCACGCTTGAGAGTATCTTTTCTTCCGTCTTTGAGTACCTGACATCGACACCATCCGGCAGTACGCCGTACATATCCAGGTATGTCTGAGCGGCAGTTGATAATTTAGATGTTTCTTCAGAAGCGGTCTTTTCGTTCTCGATCTGCGTCTTATGCTTATCGAACAGAATGTAATAATCGTTCAGGGCAGCAGAAGCCTTAAACGATGACCCGAATACTGTGAACAGTTCGTTCTGACTCCGCTGTGTCCACTGTGATACTGTGGAAAGCATACCTGATTTAGCTATTACCGGAGCAATTTTCTTGTTGAACCCGTAAGAATTACGTGCTATGTCCTGACTCTTGAACAGTGTCATCCCGTGGACACCCATTGACAGCAGCAGGAAATTGTGCTGTTTAATTGCCTTAAGCCCATGTTCACGTCTCAGATCGTAGCCAAGAGCCCGCCTTAAGAAAGACGCGTTATAGTCTTTACCGCGGCCTGGTATTGCTCCGCCAAACAAAGAGCTCCATATATACGCGCGTCTGTGGAACATACCCCACGCTATCTTTATAGCTTTAAGGGATGATGATGCAGCCAGTATTTGGGATAAGTACTGGTTTTCACGTATTTTACTGTTTGCCGTTATCCGGTTGAACCGTTTTGCGAAGTCATCAGGAGCGTACAGCAGGCTCTTTTCCAGTTTTATGTCCTTTTTTTTAAGCCTTGCCTTATCCTGTCGGCTGGATTTGTTATACAGCCACTTTTTGTACTCAAGTGCCTGTCCGAACGTATTAAACCGCTGCCCTTCGAACTCAAACTGGAAGTTAACCGCCCGCGGGCTGTCGAGCTGAGTAAATCCAACTCCCGGTATGTCCCTGAGGAATCCGTTATCCAGCGACTGCTGCACCCAGGTCTTGTCAGCTATGTAGTTTATCGCCTGATTCTGTGCCGTCTCAAGCAACTCAAGCAGGTTATCAGACTTAAAAGTACGTCCCTGAGCCAGCGATCCCGGTAAAGTAAGCTTACGTTTAACAAATCGACCGCTTCCCGGAGCACCTGGAACCTCATTGACCTTGACGCGTATAACGTCCTCTGCTACGGGCGATCCGGCACTGAACAGACCTGATTCACCCTCGAATTTATCCCGAAGATACAGCCTTGGCACGTAAATATCCAGTATCGGGCTGTCGGTGAACCTTGAAAGCCTGAACCTGGAGTTAAACCCGCTGTTGTTTTCCTTGTATTTACCCGTAATAAACTCACGCATACGGCCCTCGATGCCCTGTTTTCCGTTCACTATGTCACGGGCAACAGGCATAAGCTCTTTGTATCGCTGCATCGTCCTGCGTTTGCCTGCGTTTTTAGGGCTGGCCGCTTCCGGAGAGGATAAGAAGTCGTCTATTGCCTCTTCGATATGGTCGATTGTGGTCTCGTTTTCGCTTAAAGCCTCTGCCGCGAATATAGAAGCACCCATTATATCGTTATACCTGGAAAGCTTTTCCGTACCGGTAAGCTCAGATTTGATCTGTTTCGTCACGCCAAGCGTTGAGGTTACTGCCGCGGCCTTTTTGGCACCGGTCTTTATCATGTCAGAGATTATACTTCTCAGCTTCTCGTCAGGTTGTACCATGAATACGTCCCTGAGCAGATCGTCTCTAAGCTCTTTTATATGTATATCGTTATCCATAGTAGCCAGATCACGTCCACCGAAGAGTTTTTGTGTCTGCTCGTACATAGCGGCTCTCTGTTCCGCTTTTTCCAGTGAAGTAGTCTTAAACCTCACATCCTCGTTTGGATCCTGTGACAAATACAGGTCTGCAAACTCGTCAACTATAGCTTTTACTTCCGGATGCGACGTTGTCAGCTCACCGCTTTCAAGCTTCCGGCTTATCTGGCGTGCTGAGACGTATACATCAAGCGGGTTGGTCTCGACAGCTTCCGGGGTTGCCTGCCCGGTAAGCTCTTTTCGTATTAGGTGTGTAGCCCTGTTTACGCCTCTCTCGTGCTGGCGATACTCAAGTGCCCTGTTTATATCTTCAATGCTTGCAAGCTCCAACGCTTCACGCTGAGACGCGTCGCATTTTCTCGCATTTTCAGCCCATTTAAGAACCTCGTCAAATACATTAGCCATCTCAAAGCGTATATTATCCGCATGAAACATCCTTACCTTGCTCCTGCTGTCGTACGGAGCGTTCATGAGTCCCATAACGGCAGTGGTTGGGTGGCGGTTACCCTTTGGTATATTGTATGCTGAGTCCTCGTCATAAAGCCGTTCTGTGAGTATTCTTGTGACACGTTCCTGAAGACCCTCTGCTGTAAGGTCTATCCCGTGAACAGCTCTCATGCCTGCTGCATCAGTGAACGAGAACCCTTTTATGCCGGATTCTGCATCGTCCTGGTCATTGTTGTACTCCGGATTGTCGGTGTCCTCTCTTAGTTTGCTGCGAACGTCCCAGGCTTCGTGCCTTAAATCTTCCGAAGGATCTGCATCGGGCGGCCTTCTTTTAAAGCCTCTATCCTCGAAGAACCTGTTTATGCCCTCACGTATGTACTGACTTGAATACGCCTGCACCTTCCAGCCTTCCATCTGGTCGACAGCACGGTAAAGTGACAGAACGTTTCTGTTGTTTGACCATCTGTTGTACTTAGGTTCGTACGACTTTGCCGCGGCACTCATCTCGCTGGCCACCGAGTTAAGCTCTTTTTCTATAGCACTGGTTACAGAATCAAGATCAATCTCGTTACCGGCCATATCCTCTACGATACCAAGCTTTTCAAGGCTTTGAGACAGCTTGTAAAGCATCTGCCCCCATTCGAGCTTAAGGGCCCAGGCCGGCCCAAGAGCTGCTTCAAGGTGCTTAACGGCTCCGGAATAATACGTGGAGCCGCCTATCTTAAGGTCTGATACGCTCTTGAGCCTTCCAGTCGTGTCAAACTGGTCTATACTCTGACGGGCCTGTTCAGTTACTATACCGTTAATAACAATATCAATAAGCTTGTTTCCCGTTCGCGGGATAAACTTGTCCAGCATCGAGAAGAATGTATCAAAATACAGCTCTTCGTTATTCGGGAACACCACTTTAAGCCTTCGTGTGCCGGTCTCTGAGGCAACATGAATCTCGTCTGAGCCGGCAAGCCCTATATCCTGCATCCGCTCTGTGTCATATACAGGCATTTCACGTGTTGCGGGGTTATCGGGCCCCATATCTTCGTTCATCTTGGCCAGGTCGCGATCGTACATGAAAGCGGCGTTTGATTCACCCAGTTTTGAGGTTAAAACGTCTAACCCCTCGCTTACTACAGTGCTTGACTCTGCCGACTTTGGCGGCTTTCTGGTATGTTTTACAATAGATTTAGCGAACCCGCCCGGTTGCTCACGTTTTTTAGGAGCCAGCGCGGGCGGATCCCTGTATGACTGGTACATGTCTTCGATCTGATTCGAAGCCCATCTTCCGTACTCTGCCATCTTTCTGGCATGTGCTATATCCACATACTCACGTTTCATACGTGCGTATCTGCGGTACGCCTGTTTGGTTGTTTCAAAGGAATTATCAGGGAAGAACTGTTCTGAATGGTCAGGAGATATCTGTTCTGCCGTTATCTTGTCAAAATCAACATCGTCCATGTTTCTTGCCATCTCGTACAGTGTATTCAGGGACTGCTTCATCTGGCCTTCCATATCCGTCATTTTATCCGGGTGCAGCTTATCAAAGCCCTGATCCTCGTTGAGCTTACGTGACCATGATAACCGCTTCTCAGTGGCGTTCTTATGGCCTCTCTGAGCCTCTGCGTACTGCCTCTCAACCGCACCGCTCTCTACGGCAAGCTCAAGCTCGCGTTCTGCCTTAGCCCGCTTGGTAGGCACGTGCGTCCTGTCACGGCGTATTTCAGCGGGGTACTCTTCTCTGCCCTGGGCTGCTGCATCCCATACACTCTTATCGTCCTTGCCGGCCCACGACCGCTCTTTGGTCATCCTGTCCATATCTGATTCAGCTTGGGCGTAGCTGGTTGCTGCTGGAGCAGAGAAAGATTTCGCTTTAGAGACTGGTTTCTTATTGTTACGGTTAAGATATTCCGCTATTACTGAGGCATGATTTGGGCTTCCCGGCCTGTAATAGCCGAGCTTTTTACCTTTCAGACCGTCAACAGCAGCCTTAAACTGTGAGTCTGTGCTCAGCTTTTTGTAAAAAGCATCTCTAAATTTAGATATAGCCTGTTCTACAGTCCCACTGCCGCCGTTACCGCTCCATTTAAACGGATTGCCGAGCCATCCAGCATCTCCAGGTTTTATACCGTCACTATTCATGTGGCGGCCTTGCGGGCCTCTCATAACGTTTACTTCGCCCTCTTGAGTTGGAACGACGGTAGCTGTGGATACAGCACTTTTATTATAAGTTTTAAATGCCTGTGTTAGTAATGTCTTAACGTTTTTATATATACCAGGGTTGGATTTTTCTCTGTTCCCTGCAATATTAACCGTATTAATATTATTTTTATCCATCCATTGATGTATATCATACACCAACTTAGGGTTAATTAACGGTTGAGGTTTATTTTTCTGTGCTTGCTGGCCAAGAGTGAGCCTTCCTCCAGGAGAGGTTTTGTCTCCAAACCATATTGTACCGTCTGCTTCTTGTGCGTTTTTTATTGTTCTGTCATGGTAAACGTCGGAGTATGTGCCGTATCTACCAGATCTGATTATGGATTTACCTTCAACAAGGCCGTATTTTTCTGCCTGAGAATAATCATTAAATTTTTGGCCTGAATCGTTTTCTCTTGTGAATTTAGCTGCCGCAGTTCCGCCTGTTTTGAGTCCAGCTTCAAAGGCCGCATCAAGTCCGGCTATATCAACGCCAGACTGTCCGCCTGAAATCACTTTTATATCCGCAGGGACGTTTACGGTTTCCTGCTGCGACGTACCGCCTTTTTTAAGCTGCTGGTTTATATATGCTATAACGGGTACAGGTACTCCATGTTTACGCATCACCTTATCATCGCCAAGTTTACGCCTGCCCTGAGATACCTCGTTTATGTACTCGTTGGCCGCGGCGGCCTTTGTCATAGCCGAATCAACGGTAAGTGTCTGGCCCGTCTGAGGATCCGGTCTGCCTATGAGACCTACAAACCTTCTGTTAACCTTCTCTTGAAGCGTTGAACTGCCGGTTGACTCCCTTGGCTTCCTGTTAGGAGATACAAAGTTTTTTTGGGTTAATCTTTTTCTTTGCTCCGGTTTTTGCATCCGATTGTTGCTTTCAGGCATATCGCTGGTGCGAGGTTTTGGCTCTCCCTGCTGTTCAGTGTCTGCCTGTGGCGGAACCCTGTTAAGCTGTGTTATCTTATTAAACTCTTCAAAGCCGGGTATTTCATCGTATTCAGGTTCTTGAGAAGTTGACTTTTCTTCCTGATTCTGTGAACCTCGGTTTATATCCTCTTCCGCTATCGGTTCTATGTTTTCTCCGGTAACAGCACTCTTAGGCTCTAAGAACGAGAAGTCCATATCGTAACCGAGATAGCCCATGGCCATTTCCTGGACTATCCTTTTTGTCTGATCCTTGTACTTACGCCTCACGCCCTTGGTCATATCATTAAGGAACATCTTAATCGTCGGTCTTGCTTCCGGGTTTATCAGCTCAGCAAACTCGTCAGCCAGAGCCTCTTCCGATTCAAGAGCGGTTTTAAGTCCCTTAGCGTCAGCAACAGCGTCAACAATATTCTTCTTTGTCGCCAGATCCAGTACGCCAAGAACAGCGTGTCCGCTCTCATGCCCGTATAGCTGCTGGAACGGCCCTGCCAGCTCGATCACGGGCATTCCGTTCTCGTTGGGTATATAACGTCCGGTCTTGTACTTATTGCCTGTCTTGACCAAGTCTCCGCTTCTGAGAAGATGATCCTTGCCGGCTATCGATATTACTACAGACCCGTCATCGTTAAGCTTTTTGAGCTGCATGGTTGAGTTATCGGCTATGATGTACGCCAAAGGTTCGTTTCTGACCTCTGAGAGCACCTTTTTAATCACATCCTTCTGTATCTGATCAAGGTTTCCCGTGTTGCCTTCCTTGCGTGCCTTCTCACCGGCGTTAATAGACTCGAACAAAAGTTCCCTGGCTATCATATCCCGGACACTGTCACTCATATTTGACGTTGATATATTCTCACCGTTATACTTTATGCCAAGCGTATCTACATAACTCCTTACGTCGCCAAGTACTTTGTTAAACTCACGGTTGGATTTAAGCCTTCCCCTGAGCGTAAGCATCGGGCCGGCACCGCCCATGACACCTTCGAGAAATATACCGCCCGCTGTGGTTCTGCCTGATGGTCTCCTGAACAGCCATCTCCAGCAGCTCCTGGGTAAACTCTTCCAATCCCCCGCCAAGACCGGTAACCGTAATATCTCTTGACAGACTAGTTATGGTCTCTATGGTACCGGGACGTTTCATTATCTCTTTTAAGTTATCTATAAGTAAAGACTTAGCTGCAAGTCTCTGCTTGCTTCCTGACATGGCTTTAGCTGTCTCTACGACCTTTCTGCCCATAGCTTTCTCCAATACCTCTCTATTCGCGGCAGAAAGTGCTTTTTTAGAGCCTATACCGTAGAGGTTTGCTATACGGGCAGCAGGAGCCACGGTAGCTCCAAGCGGTTTTGCAATGGCAGAAGTAAGATAAATCTCTATCGCACCGCCTATTGTGCCGGTTATCGTACCGCCAAGCATAGCAACGTTCTTGTCCACCCCGGCTTCCCTGAGGTCAAGGTACGTCTCTGTGCCCATACCAGTCCCGCTGTAAACGGCAGCAGCCATAGAAGCACCCGACATGATTATGCCAGGCCCTATCGCTGAACCGACACCGGTAGTAGATAAAGCAGCACCGCCTGCCATAATCGCTGTAGAAGCCGCAAGCTGGTCAGCGTTCAGAGCAGTCATCTGAACAAGCTCGTCCATAGCCCCTGTAGGCTCGTGAGCCGCAACAAGCTCTGATGCCCGCTTGTATGCCTGCCCGTATTCTTCTCCAAGCAGAGCAGTGACCAGAGGCGTTGTATAAGCTCTGGTAAACCCCATAGCCCTGGAGTTGTTTACAGTCTCGAACGCATAGCCGAATCTTCCCCTGTCCGGATCCTTTATATCCTCGACCAGGTTTCTGTGCATCTGTGCAGTATGGTAAAATGATTCCTCTAACCTTGATTTTTCCGTCCTGCTTGCTGCCAGGGCTACGTTCTCTGTGTAATCTATCAGGGCCTTTTGTGAGTATTCACCTGATTCTACCGCCTCTTGTATTTTTTTCTTATACTTCTCGTTTTCAAGGTCTTCAAACTCAAATTTGAGCTTTTCTGACTTCTCAGGATAGCTCTCTTTCTTGTTTACGATCTCAGAAGCAGCCTTCATTACCTTGCGGTACGGTTCTGTCTCAGTGTCCGGAATGATCCTTGAAACCTTTGCCGCGACTTCCATAGCCTTAGCGATCTTATCGTACGACTCTGCCTTTGCCGCGTCTGTTATATCCATTATGGAAGCGGTGTTGAAGTTTTTCTTTCTTCCGAGTAGCTTGAGCCCGTCTTCGACCTCAAGCCTGTGCTCCATCTCCGGTGATGTTTTTGTTTCTCTGGTTATAGCCATTAGATGTCTTTCTTAATAAATAGGATACCCACTGTTTACTGGATGCTGTGTTCCAAAATATGAACTATACGGATTCCCTTTAGTTTTAGACGGCCTAAACTTATTTGCCTTCGTACTATTTTCCTGTGGCGGCTCAGGGTCTTTTACTTTTTTGTTCTGGAATTTAAACATACCAGGACGCGGCCTGACAAGTTTTTCAGCTTCAATATCAAGAATATTGCCGGCAATCAGCCTGACTGCCTCCTCAGGAGATACGTGTACCCTGTTATTGTTCTGGTCGAGGACTACTATTTTTGCGGCCAGCCGGGCTGATTCAAGAGCCGAAACTGCTTCGTTTACCTGACCGATCTGCCTGCCCTTAGCTTCCTCTAAAGCAGATTCGGTAAACCTGTGTCCAAAATAAAAAAGACCTGTTATGTATTTATAAATGTCTGTAGTCTCACCTTCTGTCGCTGCTTTTGCCCTGCTTATTACATCGTGCAGTGATTTATCAAGCGGAACAGACACGGTAACGGGCTCTCCTTTGAACTCACGTGTAAGTGAGAGCCTTCCATCCCGCTTTAAACTGTCAAGCACCTTAGTGTACACCTTGAACTGATCTCCGTCCACTTCTCCGTCGCTCTTAGCCTTCTCAAGGCCCTTCTTGGCCTTTGAGACGGTAAGGTCTATAATAGAGCCGGGAAGCGGTTTTCCGTTGTCATACGCCTCAAAATCGAGTTTAGAGTACATTTCCAGCAGGTTCTCAGCTATATTGCTTGTAAACTCTGTCGGAGACGGGAAAGAATCAGGGCCGGCTGCGGTGTAAAACCAGTTTGGTGTGAAGGTTTCTTTTACAGCGTCAACCGCTCTGCCAAGAAACGAGTGGTTCCAGTTAAACGCGTCTCCGGACTCAAGTTCCTCTGCCATCTTGCTGTACTCTTCGTCGTTCTGCCAGTCAACGGCCTTTGCCGTATAATCGGCTTGCAAAGCACCATAACCAGTGGCCGTTGCCGTATAATCGCCAGATCTTTTAAGGTCGGGAGTAACGGCGTCACCTGACGTTGGAACTTCAACACCATACTCATTTTTAACCGTACCAACCTCGTAAATACTGCCGGTTTCAGCATCGTATGCGTATTTTTTCTCAAAGCTGTCCTTATCAGAAGTGAATATAAGATGCCCTTCTTTTGTTTTACTGCCGTACGCTTTAATGCTTGGGTCTCTATGAGGAACACCAAGCATATCATAAACCGGATTTGGCAGAACGTTCGTCTTGTCAGCTTCAGGCTGAGACATGCTTCCCATACCGCCTGTGCCGTTTTCTTTTTGGGCGATACCCAGACGCGGCCCATAATTGTTTTGCTGTGCATCAGCGGCGACACCTCTGCCCTCCCCATACCTGCTTTCCGGAACAGCATTGTTTTGTGTCGCTGGAGCCGGGAACTTTTTCCCGGTCAAAGATTCTACCTGGTCACCCCAATACGACTGAAGACCTTTAACTTGCTCAATCTGGCCATTAATCATGTCCTGTTCAGATGTAAGCCGCTCTAACTGCTCCTCTGTTTCCTTAAGCAGTTTGGCGTTTTGCATGGAGTCAACACCTTCATTCTTGATTGAAGTAGTGCGATCTCGTAATGCGTCGATTTGACTTGTAAGCTCTGTATGTGTTTTATGAAGCTCGAAAGCTTTTCCTCCAAGGTCGGCATAGTTTCCGACGGCATCATTAGTGTAATCTCTGCTTTGGATAGCCGCCTTGTTAAAGGCCTCTGTTCGTTTCTGTTTTTGAGCCAAATCGCTTTGGTCTTTTGCATAATCTAACCTTTCTCTTTCTAATTTATTGCTTATATTGTCCTGCTTTACGCCCTGCCGGAACATTTTGCGTTTCCATTTTTGGTCAAGCTCAAACTGATCCATCGACAGGTCTAATTGCTGCTGCTGCATTTTACGCTGCGTCTTTGCGCTGTCGATGTTTGCCATCATACCAAGAGCATTAGCGTATGAACTCATAACGGAGTCCATAAACGAAGCCCCGGCAAGAATACCCTTTTGCCCGCTGCTGTAATTACTGTAATACGGATTATACATTATGAAGTCCTCATTTGGTTGTAATAGCTGCTCATAAGATTAGCGGTTCCCATGCCTTTCATAGCCGAACCGATCGTCGCCCCCTGCTGTGCACTTCTAAGCTGGTCTGCGTTCCATTTCGCCAGACTGGAGTTATATGCCACTGCGGCACTCTGGTTGTCAAGGTTGCTTAAATTCGCAAGCTGTTTATACGCGTTTATCAGCTCTTCTCTCTGGCTGAGCCGTTTTGTGTTTCCCTGAGCCGTAAGTCCCTGTATTCTGCTTCCGGCCTCTCCAAGAGTCGATGCTACGTCCGCTCCGCCTGTTTTACGTGTTCCCCGCTGGTTGAAATTGTCATTAGATATATCTGCGTACTGTGCGGCCATATTTGCCTGAGACGTAGAGAACCTCTGTCCCTCTGCTTGATTATCAGCGGACATAGCAGAGAAACTTGCATCTTTATTGCCGCCTTCTTTAGCGATATTGAAATATTTACGTGCAGCATCTGAATACCGTGACTGTAGCTTTTCGCCTTCTTTTGAGAGCGGTATTCTATCCTGGAACGCCTGCCCTGACTTCATAAGACCGGACGCAAGCGACATGCCGGTCATACCCAGCATAGCAGGGCTTGACCATGCCTGAGAGCCTACCGTTGGCGAGAAAGCCCAGTTGCCAAGCTGAGAAAGCATACCAGCTGATGTGGTTGAGGGTAAAACTGAACCTATGCCGCCTCCGATAACTTCTGCGTTTGCCACAGTAGGGCCTATAGTTCCTGTTAATCCAAACGAAGAAGCTCCCTGAAGTCCTGCCGCTTCCGAAAAAGCAAGTCCGGATCCGGGCACGGCCACGGCGGCTTCTGAAGCGGCAGCTCCGCCGCCAAATATACTGCCTATTATTCCCGTTGCTAATGATCCGAGTAATGGTAACATGTCTTATCCTTTCTTGCTCATCTGGTTAGCAAAATACAGGTTTGGAAGCATCGATCCCGCTCCGGCTGCAAGGTTTGTCCCGAACGTGCCGAACTGAGACTGGTTTTCAGCCGATTGTGTTACAGCGCTATTGTAGGCCTCTGCACCCATAATACCCATACGCTTCTCGTTGGCTATAGAGTCCGCTGCCATACCCATGCCAAGTATCTTATCGTCATAATACTGCTGCCTTTGGCCTCTTCGCATAGAGTCTATTTCAGCCGCCTTGCCCTGATGCATCAACGCCGCTGCGTAACTTCTGGCTCTATCGTCCTGCGGCATAAGGCTGCGGTTAAGGTTTGAGTTAAACTCAGACATGGAAGTATCAAACGCTTTGTTTAAGTCGTTGAGCTGTTCTATTTTTTGCGACGCGTCCAGAGAAGCAGGCAGCATACCCCTGCCTTCCATAGCTCTCTGTATCAGCGGGAATATCTGCTGCCTGAAATACTCCTTGTTTTCCGTATCCGGCATAGAAGATTTTGGAGTCTTTGGCTTGCCGCCGAGAAACCTGGTGTTCCAGCCGAAATATTTATGGGCGAACTCAAGGTTAAACTCCGCACCGTCATGTATTTGTGTAAAATTAAAAGTGTTCAATTTTTATCTCCAACTGGTTCGTTTCTGTTATACATATTAAAAACGCTTTCTGCCGGCTTAATTTCTTCTGTATCTATGGCCTTATCTATATCCATATAATCAAATGCCTTAAGTCCAGAATCAGGAGTACAGTTATAGATCGTAACCCCTCGGTCTTCGAACCTCTGCCTGGCCTTTTTTAACAGCTCGTTCATTTTACGGTAAAGATTGTTGTTCTTTATAACCACACCGTGCTTCTGCTCTTCCTCGAAGAAATACTGGTTGCTCTGAGTCATCTTGAAGTCGCAGCCCCACAGATACATACGCTTGAACCCAAGTTTGTATGCCAGATGGAACATGCTTACGAACGAATTTCTGTCAGTAGCAGTAACTCCCCTGCATATCTCATTCTCGTCCATCCACAATTCTCCGGACATATGGGCCCTTTTATAAAAAACAACATTAGGGCACTCTGAAATAGAGATGCCCGAATCTTTATCATCTATGTAAAAGTGCTTATCCACGTTATTTATAACCGCAAACTTAGTTATTGCAGGGTCAAGCCAGATCGAATGATGAAACTTATGCGCCGGGTCTGCCACATTAGCCAGTGTAGGTCTCCAGAAGTTCACGCCATTGTTAAGCCCGAATGTTACAACGCCCGGCCTTTTAAAGAACTCAGGCCTCCTCAGATTTGCACTTGGCCCGTTAGCCAGTATAAAGCACGCGGATCCCTTGTATATCCCGCATATATCAACCGGCTTCTCGTCCGGCCGGTAAAATACTATGTCACGCTCTTTATTCAATGGTGTACTCCATAAGTATCTTCTTTGACGGTTTATACCCGTACGCCCTCAGGAAAACCTCTGGCTTCCGTTCTGTGGCCATTTCTATCTTTTCTACTCCGATAGCACGGTACCACTCCACTATAGCCTTATGCAAGCCCTCAGCGGCTTTCTTAGACGTGCCCGGCTCTATATAGCAGTGGCTTACGTATCCTGTTTTCTGGTCTATCTGAGACGGCAGGTAGGCTTCTGCGAAACCTTTAACGTATTCGTCATAAATTACAAATATGCTTATACTGTCGCGGTTTGAACGTAAATAGTCAGCATACACACACGGGTTTTTGCCGGTAAGCTTATGGAACAGAACTGAGACCTCAGCAAGTATCTGGTTTTTCTGTTGTACGTCAACCTTAACACACATTACATAATCTCCTCGACAATAATACTCGACATCGCCATATACTCCCCTGTTAAATAATTAAGCCCAGGTGGAGGAGTAGTCCCGGCTGTTTTAAACCAGGGAGAATATTTAATCGTGGTTGAAGCCGGGTGCGAAGTTTCGTCAACATAAACTATTGGTATATTACAATTATAACTAAACGCAGAAGATGCAGTTGTAACCCTATTTTTAGAACCATCCTCGTTTCCTATTGCTCCGTCTATATCAGCCCAAGAGCTGTCGTAATACTTTCTAAGCCCGACAAACAACCTCGCCCATCGAGGCCAGCCAGGTTGAACTCTTGTTATATTTATGGAGCACTTTATCAGTATCTTGGCGTTGGGATTCTGTGTGGTTATCGAAACCTCAAAGGTGTTACTGCTGGCATCCTCCGCCTGGGTATAGCTTCCAGCGGTAAAATTAACATCGTTGCCTTTCTTAAAATAAAATGCGGCCTTATTACGAACCGCCTGTCCGCCGTCACTTTTAAGCTCATCGATTACATACTGCATATTCGCAAGATCGCTGTCAGCAGTCGGATCGTCCTGGACGTTTATAATTCTATTTCCGCCCAGGTCTATCTTGTCGCCAAGATCATCCTCTACGACATTGTCATATACATAAGTGTTGGCCCAGGTCTGGAACGCGGCAAACCTTGCAGCATCATCAGCCGCGTATGCTTTTACTCCGGGCTTTATGTTGTCTAAGTTTAAATCTAATAGTGCTATATCTGCCATAATATCACCTAACTCAGCACAAGTTCTTCCGCTATAATAGTTGTTATTGACCTTAAATCATCTTGGCGGTCTCTGTTTAGCCATCCCTTTTGACCTGAACCGCCCATTTTTGCCATGAGAATGTATTTTATTTCCGTGTCGGGGTTGAAATCTGAGCCTTCGTCCTCGTCTATAAAATCAATCATTATTGCTGAGAGGCCTTCAACCATAGCAGCAGATACTTCTTCTTCGTCTGCGTCCTGGGTTCCTCTGCACCCTGCAAGCATAGAATAACTTGCCTCACCACCGACCTGTCTTCCAAGAGTAAGATACATTGCATTACCAGCCAATGCGCCGCACGTGATACATGCCGTAATACGTACATGGCTGCCGACGGCGGGGGTTATCGTTACGTCTGTACCTGGTATTGTCTTCCAGTCATCGTACCCGTCTGAATAAAATATATCTATAACGTCCTGAACGACGGTGAAATCAATATTAGTGGTGTATGAAGGAGAACTTATCGCCGAATCAACATACCCTTTTGTGGCCGCATCACCGCTGTTTTCTGGTGTACCGACCGTTGTTATCTTGTTACCGTCAACATCAAGATTGCCCTCAAGGGTTACAACTCCGATTGCGTCCGGAACCAGACAGTTATTCTTTACAGACGCGGCCCAGGTTTCAAGCTGAGTCCACCTTGCCCTCTCTGAGCTGAAAGGCCGTTCCTGGTCTGCCACTATATCGGTCACATTGATTGATAATGATTCTATTGCCATTTTTAAGCCCTTTGTGGTAAAGGTTTATAATAAAGGCCAACACCAAGAATACTCGATTCTTTGGACTGGCTTACTGTTATAGTTATGTCAAGCTTGTCCGACTTGACCCGTCTGCGCACTTTCTTGTGCATATTTGCATACAATTTTGATGTCCCTGCAAACCCGTATTCCGTAGCGGTAGCCAGAACACTGTCCGGGTCAGACGCGTATTCTGTCGCGTAATCAGAGTCAGGAGAAAGACTTCCGTTCCCTGAGTCGTCGCCCCACTTAAAGACATAATCTGTAGAATGCCCGCTTATATCGGTACCGGCATCTGAAAAATTCAGCGTTATAGTATTGGCATCCCATACAAAACTGGCACTTGCCGAAATCTGCTGGCCTTCCATCAACAGAGACATGCTCGATATCATAGACCATCTGTACTCTCCGGCAAGATGAACCAGCTCTTTTTCCAGCGTTATGGCTATGTCAGAGCTGTTTGCGTAAGCCGAAGACTCTACGTTTGTATAATCTTTTGTGTCCCTGAGCGACTCTGTTCCGTTTGTTGTGTAGTCCAGATAGTCATGCTCGTACACATACACCTTTCCGTCACTATCCTCTCCTGCCGAGAAAAGAGTACTCTGGTTTGGCTGAAAACAGTCATGCGTTATGTTGTATCTTGTCCAGCACCCAAAGTCCACATCATATACATATAGAATCCTGCTTGTTTCAAGTGTTGTTGTAATACTTAAATAGTATCTCTGTTCAAAAAAACAGGCATCAACGATATAATCTGAATCGATGTTTTTAACAGAAACCGATATTGGATGCCCGATATCTCTTGGGAAATCTCCCTTTGACCCGTACTGCTGTACATAGTCGGCAAAATACACAGAATCGTTTCCACACCATATAAGACCACGCCCGACCTCGTAAACCGTCCTGCGGTCTTTTACTCCGACATTGCTTATCTTATATGCCGGAGAAGAAGCATTTTCTTTTTCGTAGCAGCTAATATCTGTAAATATATATACTTTCCGGTTAAACCCGACTGCTATCTGCCCGTTACCTTCAAGGTAATCAAAGTTAAGCGGGTTCCACCTGTCCGGATATCCTGCATCACACCATAAAAGTTTATACGGCATGTTTTTATCAAAGCCAAACACAACACCGCTAACCACTGATGGATTAATGACATACAAAGACTCTGTTGCAGGATTGGATCCGCTGACGGAGGCTATCTGCCCCTCTGTGTCCCACGGAGTGTCATCGGTAAACGAAACGCTTGAGCTTGATATGTCTGCATACCCTATGTACCTGTAAGGCCCATCAGGCGTATTTTTGGGTGCTCTATACACATAAATCTTTGATACACCGCTGGTTGCTACTCCGGTGAGGTCTATTGTTATGCTTTTTTCTTCGTCAACACTGCTGGTGCTCTCATAAGAATGAGTGTATCTGTCGCTTATATCCCCTTCACCATATTTTGTACTCACATTGTTATCGTCAAAAAAGTAAGAAAACTTATAGTATATATTTGTGGTTATATCCGCTGAAAGAGTGATATCGCCTTCACTTTCACTGAACAAGGCACTTGGATTCGGGGCCGTCATACCCAGGCTTGTAAGTGTATCGTTAGCCAATGTGAATCGCTTCGGAGTCGCATCGCCGCGGAACACAAGCAGGTCATGGGCCTGATTCACAGAAAACAGCTCAACAAAGACTGATGTACCGTCAGCAATACCTGAATCCACTGTCACCCAGGCATTAGTAGAGCCTTTGTAAGCCATTATCCCGATATAAGTCTCCGTGTTCGTGTATTTTACGATCAGGACATGAACAGAACCATCAATAGCGTATGAACTGGAATCGCTTTTAAACACCTTGTAATCAACGATCTTAGAGATAGTTCTGTCCGCTGCCCCATCGTTAATAGTAGTTGTGCCGCAATCTGTCACACTACCCTGCCCGAAGTTGTACGGTCTGTACGGCGGCCTGGTCTCCAGACGACCCTGCCTGTTAAGCCTCATATTGGTAAGCTGCTTGAACTGGTTATCCTGTAACGATATAGCCGGGTCAGTTTCATTGATACCTCCTGAGAAGTCCTGCATAAACAGTCTCTCAAACGGAGTGTCCTGATACTCTACCGATCTTCGCTCTGTAACCCAGTTGCCTCTCATGCCACCATCTCCAACGCATATTTCTTGGCTAAGGCTTCTCTCATTATCTCAAAATCAGCAAACGCACCATTAGCAAGCCCTGCATCCCTGTCAGAAAGCCTTGCACAGTACACCACATACTTAGCCAGAGCGTTAATACACTCGTCGGGCATTGGTATCGTTTCTGTCCTTACCGTAAGCATTTTCGGTATATACGAGAACAAGACCCTAAGAGACATAGCAGTCATGGTTGCATCAAAGATAATCGAACTTCCAAACTGTTTCCACCTTGAGGGAGTGGTTTGCGTAGAAGCCGCGAAATCGGCCCCTGAGACCGTATCGTCCTTGTGGAGCAGTAAGTACTGGTTTGACGGAGCAAAATAGACTGAGGCTATCGTCAGGACGCTCTCAACGGTCGAAAACTCTCCCTTTATCGTAGAGAACGTAAGCCTGTAACCTGTGAGATCGTAATCAAGAAGCTCCTGGCAGCAGTGCGTATTAGTAGCAAGCCGCCTTATCCCTTCGTTGATATACTCAACCATATCGCTGAGATAAGCCGTATCGGAAAGATCGACAAGCTCTCTGCTTGCCATATCGCATACATTTTGTGCTGTAAAACTCATGGACACCTCGATTCTATAGATCTGGATGAAGATCCGTATGAAATCCTTTGTATATGAAGCGGCCCATCATGCCTGTATCCATTCTTAATCTTGGTTATGATACTCTCATACTGCATGGTTAAAGGCCCTGAAAGAGCCGCCATGCTGCCTAACTGCATACATGCAAGGGCTTTAGCTTTGTATTTTATTGCGGATTGAACCATTTGAGGCATATTGGCTATACCAACGGCTGCATTATTTGTCAGTGAAAGTGTTGGAATCTTCATTACCGTCATATAAATAGTATAAACGGCATCAGGTGCAGGCCACAGTCTCAGCCTGAGTACATCCGGATCGTCACTTGCCATAAGCGTGTATGTTTGAGGCAGACCAGATTCGCTCAGGTCGGGATCGGCCGCAAAGATGGCTTCTTCATCAGACACGCTAAGAGCCTGATCATAAGCCGGGATTCGTACGGAACCTGAGACCACCCTGAATATACCGGACGTTAAATCCACATAAGCCTGGCCTGATATTGTGTCCTGAGTAATGTCATCACGTATAAACTGAAAATCGCTTATGCCGTATTCAAGCATTACTTCCTGTATTGCGTCTAAGATACTGGAATTTACTATATCCGCCTCAGCAGCAGAGAAACAAGGTTTGCCTGTCAGGTTTTTATAAGTGGCTTCGAGCTCGACTTTTATAGAACTTGCTGTCGTGTATAAACTCATTGTACACCGTTTAGGTTAAAAACATCTTTCTTCCCGAAGCTACGTGCCTCAGGGTTGACCTGGCTTCTGCCATCACGTCATCATCCTGTTTGTCTTGAAGCCTTTTGTTGTACCCGTCAACATATTCAAGCATCTGCTCGGCTCTCATTTTATCAAATGCCCTTCGGTGGGCTATCTGGCGGACAATGTCCCAGAAATCATGACCCTTGCCTATTACATAAGGCGGAGACGTACCGGGCTTATACCAGGCTTCGTGTCTTTTTGTCTTGCTGTTCCATCCGTAAACTATCTTTTCCGATAGAAACTTTTTCCTAAGCACCTTCTGATCGTCTTCTTTTGGTACAAGATAATTTAAATTTGTATTCATGTTCGCCTTAACTCTCCTTGGCCCCCGGAATGTCCAGGGGCCTCAGGAGTATGAAAAAGTAGGTGAGTTATTATACGTAATCGTATTCGATATCCTCTACCTTGGTCTGACCGCGAGGGTTCTCGCACACAAGGTTGCAGTAACTTACTGCCGTACCGAATATATTATCACTGCTTTCCTTCGGACGCAGGATCTGTCCGCCGCTCTCGATCCACTTGAACCCGTCCGTTGCGCGAGCCCACTTGAAATCGCCCGTATTGAGCATAAGCAAGTGGTCTGACGGCAGGGACGCTATGGTCTCAAGGTACATAGAATAGCTGTCGATAGTGACACCAAGCCTGCGGTAACCGGTCTGAGAGTCCATGATGAACGTGTTGAACTGACGGTCGTCCTTTACGTTGGTGAAATAGGTCTGCTTTGCCTTGGGCGAAGTTACCACAACGTTCGGGGTGTTCTGCTGCAGGTTCACCTGGTCAAGAAGTATCAAGGTCAGGTAGTCCTCTGTAAGCTCCGCAGCGTCGGCATCTACTACCCTGGACTTCAACGAGTTCGGGTAGGTAGAACGTGCCAGATTCCAGATGTAACCACCGTCATCGACAAGGTTAAGCAGCCCGTTGATCTCAAGGCACCTGTTGGCATCTGTGCCGCCGGCATCCTCTATCTGTCCGTAAGAGTCGGACAGTACAAGAGAAACGCTTTCAGCGCCAAGCTCGATATGCGCTGCTGAATCATCAGTGAGGTTCAGGGCATCTGTACCAGTGTACTTTAATGCGAACGTGCCGTTGATATGATCAACGTACTCTACCTCGAACGGGCCGGCCATCTCTGTTGACTGAACCACGTCCTGGTTGGAATCCTCAAGTGCAGTGGTAAGATCCGCTGTCACCATCAGATAGACTTCCAGCCCATTGTACAGCCACGCGGTACCTGAGTATCCGCCCCAGGTCTTGAGTGCGGTCAGGTCGTGGGTTGACGCCAAATATGAAGAATCTGTTGCTTCAGCGGCTGCCGGCAGATACTCTCCGTTGGCCATAGCGGTCTCAGTATGATCAGCAGAAGTGAAACGAGCCACCTCAGCCGAACATCTTCCGGCCACCATACGTTCCATGTTCATACGTCCGAGTTTGAGCGTGTCATCCATGGCCGACTGAACGGCAGAGACAAAAGCTCCTTCTCCTGACTGAACGGTTAAAGCCGCAGGGCCTGTAAGCTCGAAGTAGATGTTGAGATACTTGAGCCTCTCGTAACCCTGGAAACCTTTCTGTTTCGCAGGAGTCACGAAATCTCCACCCTCAGAGATACCACGGAAACCACCGGCTCCCTGGTACTTAAAGGCTTTTATGATCTTGTTGCCCTGAAAATCTATCGTTCCGCCAAACTCACCGAACATTTCAAGCAGGGGAGTTGCGTGGAAGATAGTATTATTCAAAGCGGGAATGTAAACGTTCTTCAACAGACCGTCAACAGTCGAGGAATACTGAAAATCCTGTCGTGCCTGAGGCGTTGAAGGTACTGCATATGTACTCATAGTTAATTATCCTTTCAGATTACCCGTCCCGTATTAGCTAAATACTGGCGTGCCATGTCGTTGTGGTTTCGGTAATCAGTCTTTGCAAACGGATTGGAAACCGGAACGTTAGGCCCGCCGGCATGAGCAGGAGACGGAGTATTGTTATATTGGGGGTGCCTTGGAACCAGCGACTGCTGAGCCTGCCGGCGACCCATTTCTACGTACTGATTTGCAAGCGGTGCAAGCTCCTGTGCTGCACGCTGCGCGAAATGAGCAAACTGCTGCGGAGAAAACTCCATGGGCGACATACCCATCCTTGCGGCCTCCTGATCAACAAGAGAACCGGTAAGGTTTACAAGCACCTGCTCATACGTCTTCCTTGACTGTTCATCAAAGTTCGAGTAGTTAGGGTCTGACTTTGCAACATTTAACACACTGTTCACATTCTCGCTGACCTGCCTCTGTCTATCGCGGGCGGTAACTTGCTGCGTAACCGTATCAAGTTTAGCGTCAAAATAATTACTCTGAGCGTCGACAAGTTCTTTATTTACCTGGAAATCAACCCCTTCCCCACTCTGCACCTGAGCGTCATAAGCCTGCTTTGCCTGCTCATACCGCTGCTGAGCAACACTCAACGGGTCATTTCGAGTCTGCTGCGGAATATCAGGTGTAGTCTGGCCTCTCTGGCCGGCTATATGCCGTGAAACCATCTCCTCAGTAATCAACCCGCTTTCATACTGTTCGGCCAGATCCGAAGCAGGATCTATGCCAATAGCGGATAAAAGCTTGTTCTTTTGGGCCAACGACTGCTGTAAACGCTGCAACTTAGCCTCAGGAGAGACTTCCGACTCAGAGGGTGCCTGTGGTACCCCTTGATACGTTTGTCCTTCCTGCGGCCTCTGAGGGGCCATAGGATCCATTCCTGGTTCTACCCGGTCAGGCCCTGACGGTTCGGGCACTGTACTCGGTTGAGGTGTTCCGGATCTAAAATCTGTGGGGAAAGGACCATCACTGGTAGCTCTTGGCTCCGTGTAGTTTGGTTGATCTGTCATTTTTTTGTTTCCTTTTGTTCAAAATTCATTTTACTTAAGACTATCTGGTCTGGTGTTTTGCCTTTTTTAAGCATCTCTGAGTGTATTTCCTGGTTCATTGCCGCCTGCTGCCTTTGCATAACGCGCTGGTCGTGCATTGTTATATGCATCATCAGAAATTCTAAGGCTTTACGTTTAATTGGATTAGGATCACCTGCATACGTCCAGTAGTTATCCATCATCCACTCATTATGTACCATTAAATGAACCATATCATCATCAAACGGGTTGATTACCGGTACAAACAGTATTCTTTCAAGTTCAGCCGCTATTTCATCGTCTGTCATTCCTTCCGTACTTGGTTTAATATTTTTAAGGTTATTCTCAACTGATATAAACTCTTTGTGTGCAAAGTTTCTCTGTTTCGAGTTCTTCTGTAGCAGGTGTTCTGTTCCGCCAAGGTGCATCTGATTAAGCACCCACTCTTTGATATCAGGACTTCCGGGATCACCAAGCAGCCCTGTCTGCCAAATAGTCACTGCTGTAACTGCTTCTGACTCCTTATCTTTAGGCAATGACGATCTTTGGCGAACTACAACATTACACTTGCCACGCATCTGTTCCTGATCAAGTGTAAATGTTGTCCACTCATAGTCAGTACCGACTATATTAATCATCCTGCCGTTCTCGTAATTGCTTAATCCGACACTGATTGCCTGCATAACCACTCTCTCGTCGGCACTTTCAAACCCTTCAACCATCGGCCCAAGCTGTTCTATGTCCGCATTTTGTAATATTGCTATACCCGTCCCGGAGTCAATATTCCTTGGAGCGATACCACGTGTAGGCTCATGGAAGGCAAAAATAGACTCTATAATCGCCCTGGTCTCTGTCATATAGGCGAATATCTGAGAGTTCATCGGAGAACCCGGATCACGGCTTGGAGGCTGCCTTCCATCGTATTCGATATAATTGCCGGCCCCGTTAGATAATGTCTTATAAGAGAGCTTTGCTTCTCGTGGTGCAAACATCACAGAATTACCCATAATGTCCATGTTTTCCGCGACCTGGCTTCTAAGCCTGTTGTATTCCCTTTGAAGCGGTCTTGCCTGAGATATACGGCTTATACCGCCGAACGTAGCATCACCAACTGATATTGGTGCTGCATGAACAAACGGAAGTTCGCCGTGCGGGTACTGATCAGCCGGATACGGAGTGTGATATACAAGCTGATCGCCAAGCATTATGGCATAAGCACCCGTCGGCATAGTCTTTGTTGGTTTCTGCCAGTACTCGTAATAGTCAATATATTTATCCGAAGCCAGTTCGACGTTAGCGTTACTGGCCATCTTTGAAGTCGATTTCCTCTGGTCTTCATACTTAAGGTCTTTGTACTTCTCGAATAACGAATCAATCCTTGTCTCAAACGAGCTTTCGCTGTCTGCATTTTCAGCGAATTTGCCTTTAAGTTTTTCATATACATCCGGCCCAAACGTATCCTCTACCCAGGTAGCGGACTGACGCTTCGCATGTATTATCCAGTCAAGCCTTTCAAGCTTCTTTTCCCTATAATCGTATATAAGCTGTGTAGCAGGAACAGGTTCTATAACAACCTCGCCCTGCATAACAGGAGCACCAACCGGTAAGGAAGGTATATGGCCGGAATTAGGTTCACCGTTTTCATTCACCGGGCTTGGGTTTATGCCTTTAACTGTATAGTTAGGATCCCAATAAACCTTTCTCCAGCCGATACCTATAATATCATACCAGAGAACTACATCGCCCCTGTACAATCCTTTATCGTTGACTCTCTGTATATAATTAAACAGTTTCGTACCAGCCTGAGCCGTGGCCTTATCGTCATCATCCGTCCCTGATGGTATAATATCAAACACAGGCGGTGTTTTTGTGGCCTGAGCAATATCCTTGTTCACAGCCGGCAGTATCATGTTCGCGGGAGAATATATCTGACGTTCGTTTTTTATAGGCTGAATAGTGTCGCCTATAAGCATAATGTTTTGTTCTCCAACGAGATATGAGATATTAGCCCGCACTTCCTGGAGCATCCTTCTGCGTTGAGGATTATACGTCTTTCGCCTTTTATTGATTATGGTCGCCAGATTTATACTAACATCGTCCGTAAGTACAAACTGGTCGCGTGTTACATTGCTGTTATTCAATGTCAACCTCCGTTGTTTCCATGCTCTCTGCGGTTACAAGCCACATAGTATCGCAACCAACACATTTAACTATTGCCTGAGACGCATAAATACACGAGCTTTTATGCCGGTACTCTATAAGCTTTGTAGCGTTCTTATCAACAACCTTACAAAGCTTTCGGTAGCATTTACTGCAACTTATATTTTTAGAGGATATAAGAGCTGTCTGCATTTGTAGCGTCTCCTTTATCTTTGTTTGTTTCAGGATCAAGCTCATAATCTACTTTATCGTACCCGGAAACATACGCCTCTATCTTGTCCATATCGTTCCTGAACTCAGGACGTTTGGCTTTTAAAAGGTTCCAGCATGAATGGAAGAACGTATCACGTGCAACCAATTCGTCGCTTATGCTTCTCTGTTTTTTAAAAATAGTTATCAAAGTACTGCTCCTTGTGGCTCTTGTGCCATCCCTGAGAATTTTAATTTAAAGTCCCGCCACGCTTTACGTGCGTCCGGGTTCTGAGTTTTTATTTTATCGGGCTCTCGTTTCTGAATCATATACGGAAATAAATGAGCCCCATGATGTGCCAACAGCATTGCAATTACCGTGTCATCGTTAAATCCTTCTGAGGCACCGCTCTTTCTGCTGCTGTCTTTGTACACAAAATTACGCATCTCATCGATCGTCTGCTCGTCGTGGAGTATAAGCTCGTCAGCCTGCATGCTTAGCAAAGCTTCGTGTATCAGCAGCCATTTAGTATTTTCAGTGGTTCTAAACCCATATTTACTTGTCACTTCTGTTTTTACATCCAGGTGCATCTCTGACTGGTAGTTTCTTGGATACCTGTAAAACTCCAGCAGTGCATCCTGAACTGAGTTTCCCGGGTAGTTTATCTCACAGACAATCAACGCCTCGTTATAATAATACCCAAGTTTATTTACAAACGCCGTTACTTCGTTTACCGGCCACCGTTCTCTAAAGACCGCTACCTGCTCAAACGGTATCGTGTTACTAAATACCTGTATCGAGCTAAAGTCGTCTGCAAGCCCGGTAGAGGCATCAACGCCTATAGTGTACGCCATGCCTTTCTCACGCTCTCTAAACAGCTTTAGAGGGCCAAACGGTTGTTCTTCGAAGCTAAACTGCATTACGCATCAAAATCCCTTCTACGGGCGGCCTGACGTGTTCTGCAAGCCTATCAATAGACTTCCACGGGAAAACAGGTTTACCGCCGAATACTATATACTTGCCCTCAACACGTACAGCCCGCTCGTCCTCTGTCATATGCTGTGATATTTTCTCTATCTCTTTGTATGTCAGATATGGGTTTTCTTTCATACCGGCCATAGTAGAGTAAACGTCTTGCCGCTCTATTGTCTTCTTAAGCCAGGCTGTTCCGTCAACCGGGGTGGCTGTCATAAGCCAAATTCCCTCGTTATCGACAAGCCTAAGCTCTGCCTCGGAGAATACCCCGGTATCGGTCGGCTCTTCGTCGCACCAGAAGAAATCAATCTTCGCACCTTCGAACTTTTTACGGCCCGAATCACACGACTTAAACCACACTTCCCACTTTCTTCCGTCACAATCGAAAGTCCAGTAACCGTATTTACCGTTGAATTTGCCGGTATCTGTGTAGCGTTTTGGTATAAACTTTTCAAAGTACGGCCTTTGTACGGCCTCTATAAGACCACTATCTTTGCCTATAATCCAGACTATGCCGTCTTTAGGCGATTTGTACCTGGGATGATCCCCGGTAACTATCATAGCGGTCTGGAACGCTCCCAACTGCGAGTTACATGTTGCAATAAAGTCGCCAATTAAAAAACAGTGATCTTCGTGCTCAATTTCAATGCAGTAGCAATGCTTCTTGCCTATTGGCTCTATGCTTCTGATTATTCTGCCCGAATAATCATAATTCCGCTTAGTAATTTCCGGCATTTTGTATTTCAATTCCACCGGGATATCATAAGCCCGCCATGTAACGTTATAGTAAGTGTCGCTATGCTCTGTATTTAACGAATTTGTGCACCGCTTTTTGACGGCTTGCAGTGTAGCTTTACCGCCAATGCTTCTTACAAGCTGCCTGAATCCGTCAGCTAAAGCAAAAGATTTAACAGTAAAACCGTACTTAAACCCGTCAGTATCAATCAAGCCTGCCAGAAGCTGCTTTCGATCTTCTATTGGCGCAGATAAATACATTTGTGGTACAAACTTTGTTTCCGTTGTGATTTCAGCAAGACCAAGCTTTTCAAGTTCTGCTTTTAACTTACATGACCCAAACGTACCGTTATCGTTTCTGTCAGGATTTGTCTTTAATCCATACCTAAGGCAGTTACGCCTCTCTGTGACGCTTACACCTGTAAGGTATGGTGACAGCCCCTTTATAGCACGTTCGGCCACTGACGGGCTTGCTGAATGTATTGCCGGGCTTTTAAATGACCCATCTCCAAGTATAACTCCAAGAGCATATGGTTCTATTGGCAGATTGTCACCTTTAGAGTAATATACTTCAACAGGGCTTAACATTCTAGTTCTCATTGAAACAGAATTATTTACTCGTGGTAAAAGTTCATTTAAAGTCTTAAGCTTAACATCCACTTTCTTTTGTTTACCGTGATGAGTCCACGACTTTCCGCTTCTCAGCTTAACAGGAAATGGGTGTTCTCCGGCTGCTGAAACGGAAGAACCATCACTAAACGTAACACGATAAGATTCAAGCTCTCCGTTATCAAAGCAATTAACCACTTTTGACGGAGCAGATATACCTGTTTTTAAGTCATACGATAGAACATAATCGCCTATGACTACTTTATTTATTGTTTTTAAAGAGCCGTCCGCCATGCGAACAATTTCATCCGAACATATCGGTTTGCCTATACGGTTGGCACCGCAAGCTACCTGACCCTTGTAGCTTGGAGTATTCCATATTATTTCATACTGCCAGGACGGTGCAAGATCACTACGGTTCCTGTACGGAAGCATCGCATAATAGGGCTCTTTCCCTCGATTCGACACTTCTTCGACCAGTTTCCTGTTCTCTCGCAACCAGTTCATAGCCATTTGGCCCTTCTTTGTATTCGGGCTCAAAGCAGCAGTCTCTTTCAATTTCTTCAATTTTTGCAAAAATATCTGCATCCGATTGTACGGAAACAGTAATCTGAGCATCTGTTTTTGTTGGTGCGTAAACTCCATAAATCTTGCAGAGCTCCTTAATAGCATCAAGTCTGATTTTTTCGTCCGCTACATTTTTAACCGACTGATTACCTTCTTTGTCAGTAACAACCACAACACGTTTTGCTTCCAGTTTATCGACAAGCTTCGTCATAACACCGTCAAGACCCTTAACCGCACTGTCTTCTACCATCTGAATGGCCGCCTGCCGGCAGTCTTCGGAGTTCCTGTAGTTGTGCAAAGTCTTTCTCGATACGCCCATTTCTTTGGCACACTGGCTTACGTTTTTCTGCTCTATTATATTTTTATGCAGAAACTGCATCTTCCGTGCAAGAACGTCTCTTTGGTTCTGAGAAAGTTTGTTTATGTCGATACTATTCTGCGGCATTATCTAAAGCCTCGATTATTTTATCTGAAAGCTGTGACCTTATCTGCTGGTATTCAGCAAGCCCGTCTTTTAATGCGTCTGTTCTCGGCGTTCCGTCCGACCTGAAATTACGACGCTTAAGCTTTGCAAGACGGTCAACCTGAACTGCAAGCTGTATGTAATCGCCTGTGTAGTCCGCCTGTTCGTCTGCCAAGATATAGTCTATAAGACAGTTGTGGCATATATGCACATCAGAGTTAAGTTTACGCCTAAACCTGATAAGCACTGCCCGTTTTGGTTCGCCGCACTTGCAACAGGCTTTACGCCTTGAAGCAACCGGGTGAATTGAAAACCTATATTTATGCCCTTTGATTTTTTCTTCCATTATTTATCCTTAAAAGTCTATGAACGGTAATTTCGTCGGAGCTATTAACTGTTCGCCGCGAATTGCAAACCTCTTACCGGTTTTGATTAAATCCGTGTTTGCCGGCGTAGAGTTGTCCTTTACAATAAGATCAAACTCCCCGTCACCGATCCTTGGCAGGGTGACCGGCCAGCCACCATATAAAGCCGACGGATCGCCAGAGCTGTCACCTTTAGGGTCAAGCTCGCTTGTTGTGTCAGCATACGAAGACGGAGTATCAGTAAATTCTCCGTTGGTAAAATCCCAAACCTCGTTGTGCTTTACATTTACGATCTGTATATACGGTGCACTAAGGCTTAAACCGTTAGATTTGTACAGAATTAGATGTACCATTATTGGCTTCCTTTCTTGCGGTTAAAAAGTTTATTTGTGTGAGAAATTTAGGTATGCCGACAAACCCGCATTCCTGGGTGCTTCTCACTTCATAAGGCCGTTTATATCCGTCAAACCAGTCAACCCATACCGGTCTATCCTGGTCGTCGTAATTAAAGTCATAATTCGTATATGTCGATTGAGCAAACAGTTCAGCGGTCGTTTTTCCAGTTACATTAGTGCCGTCATTTGGAAGCTCATAATCTGCCTCGTCGT